CCTGCTGACTACCCGACGCTGACTCAATCTACTAAGCCTGCCGGTGGCGGTGGCACTGATGCTTCGTGCGTCAAGTTGTATGTGGACGAGATGGCTAACAAGCCAGAGATCGTGCTCATGCTATCTGATGGCTACCTGTTCGGTGACTTCCCTGAGTTCGGTGTGCCAACACTGTGGGGTATGACAACCGATCAGCTAGCGCCAAACGCTACAAACATAAAACTAAATTAGGAGATCAACAATGTCTTTCGGAATCTTAAACTTTGACTACATGCCGCGCTTTCGCACCTTCCAAGATGTGGAGGAGTTCTATCACTGTACTAGCCCTATTCGTGGCAAGACTAGAGAAGAGTATGGCGTGCCGCTACACTCAGAGCGTCGCCAAGGTGACATCAAAGCTTTGCACCAGTTGACCCCAGACTCTTATAGCTTGCGTCTGTACGACACAGATGTGTTAGTACTGCATCGCAATGGTGACCTTGAGATCAACGTGTCTTATGGCTCAATGTCAACCGATGCTTGGGCTGATGGCTTCTTGGCTACGTTGGTCGGCGACGGGGCGTACTACTACCAATACAAGGTGTCCGTGCGTTCTGAGCATGACTTGATCTGGGTATCCCCTGACATCTTGCATCAAGATCAGGTAGATCAGTGGAAGCATGAGACGGCTGAATCTGACCGCACAGGTAACATCGCGTTATTCACTGATGAAGATAAGTTCTATCTGCGTAACATCAACGGCAAGTTCTACGTTGATAACGCTGCACCTCGTTACCAAAAGTTAGTTAAGCGTACAGGTGCAGCCGAGCTACGCAAACCTTTGCAGCCGTTCATCAAGTACCTAAAAGTGTTTGAGTCTATGCCTCTGACTGACGAGGCTCGTGACGAACTCAAGTCTGGCTGCATGCCGTCAATCATTGAAGATGTTGTGCGTAACCCAGACAACCAAGAGTTGTGGGGTAAGGCTGCCGCGTATCTGCACGAATCTAATTATCGTGGTTACTACGATGCTAACAACCAGTGGCGCTACGGCTATGAGACAGCTCTTCGACCAATCAAGGCAATCAAGACTGAGCTGTACAAGTTAGCGTACGCACTGGCAGGTGCTAACAAGTTTGTGCAGTTGCCGTTCGGTACTTGTAAAAACGCGCAGCTCTACACTCAAGATTATGTGGAGCGTTTCTAATGGGATATCGATCAGACGTTTTGTACATAGCCACGTTTGAAGATGTACGCAAACGTAACTCAGCTATGGTGGCAGCCAAACTGAAGTATGAGTTAGACGAATACACTTGGAAGATGTTCGAGGAGTATGACACCGACTGCATAGTTTTCGAGACAGAAGCTACTAAGTGGTACGACTCATACGATGAAGTGAGAATCATAACTGAGATGTTTGAGACTTTTTTCCATGAAGGTTTCGACGCAGCAGTCAAACACATACGGGTGGGCGAAGAGTTGGAAGACAACGTAGAAGAAGTATTGGAACCGCAAAACGGCGAGTCCCCTGACTGGTTCTACGACATCTACATCACCCGTTCCATTGCAACACCTTGGAGAGCTTAATAATGGATAAAGAGCAATTAGAAAAAATACACATCGTTCACACGCCAGAGTCGTGGGACGAGATCGTTAAATTCACAGAGGGCGCAAGCACTCCGGCTGATGCAGCTACCGCAGCGTGCATGGCGTGGAACTTCGCCGTTGACTGGGTATACGAGCAGAACAACTGCTGTGACCAGTTGCGTGAAATCAAAGCAAGCCTAGAAGCAGACGAGCTTACATACGCAGAGCATCTAGCAGCAAAACTACAGGAGATCGAATAATGACTATTTCTATCGCATCGTCAGCAATGTTAGTTGACGTATCAATCAGCACTTGGACTGCTCGTAAGTTAGACCGCAGTGTTACCAACGAACTTAATCACGACAAGGGCGCGTCATCTTCTGCGTCGCGTGTGAACAAGCACTTGTTACCAAGTGTGAAGGCTTTGAACGAAATAACAAAGCTCGGTTCAGCAGTTCGCAACTGGCTGTACAAAGAGACACTGCCTTGGTCTGACTATGGTCCTCGTCTTGTTCCCACAAGTAAGTTCTTTGAGTTCAAAGCTCAACTCGATGACTACGAGCAGCAGTTCAACGACAAGGTCTCTAGCTTCTTAGATGCGTACCCAACGTTGATTAGTGCGCAGGCATTCGAGCTTGGCGATATGTTTGATCGTGATGAGTACCCAGACGTAGATCAGATAGCGCACCGCTTCCGTTTCAAGACGTCATTCATTCCGGTACCGGAGTCAGGTGACTTCCGTGTGGACATCGGCACCAAGGGTAACGAGCTACTCAAGCAGCAGTACGAGGCTGAGTACAACGCACGTTGGGCAGGTGCTATCGAGGATATGCGCGAGCGTATCGTTGAAGGATTGCGCCACATATCTGATCGCCTAGACGACAACTCAGACGGCGAGCGTAAACGTTTCCGTAACGATATTTTAGAGAAGTTCATCGACACTCTAAACACAGTTGCCGATCTCAACCTGACTGGTGACCCACAGGTGCAGAAGATGATGAAGGACTCGTACGCTGCCATAGCCCATATCGATGTGGAAGATGTTAAGGATAACGACAACATTCGTAAAGACGTGCGCAGTCGCGTCAACGAACTGTTAGATGCTATGGATTTTTAAATGATCCGATTTCCGTATGTAGTTGTTTACAGAGATGCGGAAGGTGATTGGTGGTACACGATTGGCGACGAGGTTTATGAGAAGGTCGCCAATCTTACCCAACTACCACGCGACTACGCTAAAAAAGTTTCAGTGTTACAGCACTGTGATATTTACGGAGGTATTAAAAATGTAGGTAAACGTGTAGCTAAAAATAAGTATTGGATTTATGAGCAACCACTAGCAGAAAAACAAATTGATTATCTGCTGCAACTGTATACACTGTAGTGTTACAACAAACAATAAAACGTAATCTGGAGATTAGAATGAACAAGAAATTAACTGATAAACAAATCAATGAAATAAAGCGCATGCGTCAAAAGGGCGCAAAATATAAAGAGCTTGCAGAAAAGTTTGGCGTTAGCGTCACCTGCATTTCTTATCACGCCAAAGGTATTAAGGCTACAAAGAAGAAGCCAATGAAGGTAGCTAAAAAGGTTGGTGTGAAACGCATCACTACTACCACAACCGAAGCGTACTACGACGACTCCCCTAAAGTAGTTAAGAAGATTCATCGTCGTGGCAACGAGCTGTACAACGTTGAGGTTAAAAGTAAACGCAAGCGTAAAACTGAGAAGCACGAAGTCGAGCCTGTAGTCCACCCAGACAAGGTTGAGACAACCAACGCTGTGCTGTGGCTGATGTTGGCAGCGTGCGCAGCTATCCTAGTTCTAGGCTTGGCTAACCTGTAATGTCTGAGCGCACTTGTCCGGAGTGCGGAGAGACTAAACCTACAAAGAAGTTTCTCAACGCAAAGCGACGTGTCGTACCAGTGTGTACGGCATGTCGCGCTGTCGCACAGAAAAAAGCGTACCAAGAAAAGTTGAAGGCGGCGAAGGCTGCCCGCGAATCAGAAGCTGCCATTCAGAATAAGATGGTCGAGGTTACTTACAACCTTGATATGTTCTTGAATGAAGACCCTTGCGCGCCAACCATACGCGTACTGACTAGAATGGTGACGAACCAACGCCGCATACTGCGTGCGTATAATGAGCGTTACCGCTCAGGTGACCCGAGTGATCGTCTGGATACAGCCATGCGTGATCGCACCAAACGTATTCAGTTTCTGGAAGAGGCACTGGCTATAGCTGCTCGTGACGCGCGAACGTCCTCGTGCAAAGACCCGAATTGGTATACCCTTAACACGTTTCTTTTAAACAAACATGGATATCCATGCGCCATTGATAGCGAGCATGAGAATATCTGCGACTACGAATGGGACATAGGCACTAACGTGTGACTTTGTCCTCTGACAATGGAGGCTGATATGCCACGAATCGAACAAGAAGCTCAATTAGTAGACGGCACTTTGCTGCCAGAAGTAGAGGTAGTAGTTAAGAATGTTGCCACTGAAGCGGAATACGATGACGACGACGCAGCTGCTGCTGACGTTGCTGACCCTAACACTGCCACCACTGACGCTGACATATCTCGCTCTGTCACACTTCGTGTTGTGAAGGGCGTGAATGCTGATGGTCAAGCGTAGGCAAGACCGTACCCATGGCTGATACTCCCGAAAAGAAAGTTAAGCGCAAAATTGTCGCGATACTGAAAGAGTATGGCGCGTATTATTTCTATCCCGTTACTGGAGGCTTCGGTGCCTCTGGTGTTCCCGATGTAATTGCCTGTTTAAACGGGCACTTCGTTGGGATTGAAGCGAAGGCTGACATGAATAAGAACAAGCCGACGGCGCTTCAGGTGAAGAACCTCAACCAAATAAAGGAGAGTGGGGGGACCGCGTTGGTAATTGATGCCAACAATCTTGATCACCTAGTAACAACATTGGAGAAACTTAAATGATCAAACAACTAATCGGCGCAGTAGTAGCAGCCGCCGTGATCGCATTAGCTGTGTACGCAGGTATTCAGTATATGGGATTACATAACGAAGTAGAGAAAGCTGTAGAAGCCCCAGTAGAAACCCAAAAAGAAGCTAAGTAATTAGCCGAGAGCCGCCCGTGCAAATAATCTATCTAGACTTTGAGACCTACTGGTCTCAGACCCACTCTTTGACCAAAATTCACCCAGTTGAGTACGTCATGCACCCAGAGACAGAGATTCAATCTGTCGCAGTAAAGGTAAATGGTGACCCTGCATTCGTTATCTTTGGTGAAGAAAACATCAAGGCGTGGGCAGACGCCACTGACTTCTCCAACGCTATGTTGGTGGGACATAACATGTCTGGTTTCGATGCGATGATTTGTGCGTGGCGGTTCAACATCAAACCGAAAGCATGGGCTTGCACGCTAGCTATGGCTCGTAACATGGGTTACGTCAAGACAGTGGGCGGCTCTTTGAAAAAGGTCGCAGCAGACTTAGGTATAGGCGAGAAGCTGAGCCTTGAAGCAACCAACACCAAAGGAAAAAAATTGGCTGACTTCAGCGATGAAGAGATTGCTGCGATGGAGAAGTATAACGTCGTTGATACTGAATTGTGCGCAGGAATATTCAAAGCTCTAGCTCCACAGGTAGGAGTCCGCGAGCTGAAGCTGATTGATCTGACAATCAAGATGTTGGTTGAGCCTCAGTTTGATCTCGACATACCGCTACTCAAAAGCACACTGACTGAAATAGTGGAGCAGCAGAAGAAGGTGCTTCTGGCTGTTGCTGAGGAAGTTAGTGAGGAACCACTAGGATTATTATCACAAGATGAACGCATTGAAGCCGCTAAAAAGACTCTGGCGAGCGCACCAAAATTCGCTAAGTACCTCAAGTCCCGTGGAGTTGAAGTCCCTCAAAAGCAGTCGCCTTCAAACCCAGAAAAACTCATTCCGGCACTGGCTAAGACTGATGAAGCCTTCCTCGCGCTCCAAGAACATGAGAACTTCGATGTTGCTGCGGCAGCGTCTGCGCGTCTCAATGTCAAAAGTACGATTTTAGAATCACGCATTGGTCAGTTCATTGCATGCGGTGAAGCCATCGGTGGCAAGCTGCCAATCGCACTGAACTATTACGGCGCGGATACAACTGGTCGATGGTCTGGCACCATGAAGATGAACCAACAGAATCTACCCCGCGTCAATCCGTACAAGCCACAACCTTCGGACAGCCTTCGTAAGTCTTTGGTAGCCCCAGAGGGTTACAAGGTGGTTGTGGCTGACTTATCCGGCATCGAGCTACGAGTGAACCACTTCCTCTGGCTTGAGCCTCAGAGTACAGCTCTGTTCAAAGAAGACCCAGAGAAGGCAGACTTATATAAAGACTTCGCCTCTCGCCTGTACGACATTCCCATAAACGAAGTTACAAAAGAGCAGCGTCAGGTAGGTAAGGTAGCTCACCTCGGCTTAGGCTTCGGTGCAGGTGCTGCTACATTCCAGAAGGTTGCAAAGCTGATGGGTGGTGTGGACTTGTCACTCGAAGAGTCGCAGGACGTGGTCTACAAGTGGCGTGATGCTTACTCGAATATCGCTCAGGGTTGGAAGACCTGCCACTACGCACTCACTAAAATCAATCAGGGTATGGAGTTTGAGATAGACCCTTGGGGTTTGTGCTACACCACACATGAAGGTATCAAGACCCCGATGGGCATGATTCGCTACCCGCACTTGCGTAAAGAACTCAACGAGGAAGATGGTCGTGAGGAGTGGGTGTATGGTGAAGGTCGCCGCAAGGCACGAATCTACGCCGGTAAGGTGACGGAGAACATCGTGCAGCACCTAGCTCGTGAAGTCATTTGTGACAACATGCTAGCCGTAGCTAAGACCCCACTGGGTAAGAAATACAAGCCTGCGCTGACTGTGCATGACGAGCTGGTGTACGTTGTGCGAGATGAAGAGGCACAGGAAATGCTTGATACCGTTCAAGAAATTATGCGAAATGGCGTGACATGGTGGTCTGATTTAGTAACATGGTCTGAGGGTGATATTGCCCAGACTTATGGTGACGCCAAATAATGCCTGCATGGTCTTTTAGTTCGATAAAACTGTATGACACCTGCCCCCGCAAGTACCACGCCGAGAAGGTAGAAAAGTTATACCCATTCAAAGATACCCAAGCGACTATCTACGGAAAGGAAGTCCACAAGGTAGCCGAAGATTACATCCGTGACGGAGTGCCCATCCCCGAAGGGCATAAGAAGTTCCAAACTATGCTCGATGCAGTCAATCGCTTCAAAGGCGACAAGCTGTGCGAGGAGAAGATGGCTCTCACTGAGGACCTTACCCCAACTAAGTTTTTAGCGAAGGATGTATGGGTAAGGGGTATAGCCGACTTAATAGTATTGAACGGAAATAAGGCACGGGTCGTTGACTACAAGACCGGCTCCGCCAAGTACCCCGATAAAGGTCAGTTAGAGTTGATGGCGCTGATGGTGTTTGCCTACTACCCAGAGGTACAAACTGTCAAAGCTGCGCTATTATTCATGCTGCACAACACGCTGATCACCAGTGAGTACCATCGTGAAGACATGGACGAGCTGTGGGAGAAGTGGCGTAGCAAATACGGACGTCTAGCTGCATCTTACGAGAACGACAGTTGGCCTCCAAACCCAAATGGACTGTGCCGTAAATGGTGCCCAGTCGAACACTGCGAGTATTGTGGAGGCTGAAATGCCTAAAATCCTAGACCGACTTGTTAAACAACTTACCGCTAAGGGCGTCAAAAACCCATACGCTGTGGCAACAGCTCAGTTGCAGAAATCAGGCAACATGAAGAAAGGCTCACAGAAGTTAACGGATAAGGGCAAAAAACGTCAGGCTATGGGTGCCGCAGGACGAGCAAAAGATCGCGCTGCCAAAGCTAGCGGTAAGTCAGCTTCCGCCTACAGTTATAACAAGCGCACCAACCGCGCTACTTTGAAGAAGGGTAAGTGATATGCCACGCAATCCACGCGACTACGGCAAAGAACGTAAGTACGACAGCAAGCCTGAAGTTAAGAAGAAACGTGCGCTGCGTAACAAGGCACGCCGTAAGCTGATGAAAGAAGGCGTCGTACGCAAAGGCGACGGCAAAGACGTAGATCACAAGAAGGCTCTGAGTAAGGGCGGAAGTAATGGTCGCAGCAATTTACGCGCCGTTTCAGCCTCTAAGAATCGTTCTTACGCACGAACTAAATCAGGCAAAATGAAATAACAAAAAGTAGTTGCCAACCTTCAAAATCTGGCGCAAACTCCATAGTGGACATTTAACAATAACAAATATGCCACACTTGGAGATTCAATGGAAATCATTGAAAACAAAGGACTTTTGGTTTGCGTTCGCAACCACGAGAAAGTCACTAATGCGATAAAACAAAGCCGCTATATCAGCCCAGTAGGAGACGATGCGCACAAGGTTCTAGTTAAGTGGAACCTAGAAAACGCACGCCGCTTAGCTAACTTAGGCTTACGCAACACCCCCTCACCAATACTACGCGACTACGAGTGGACGGGGCAGTACACCCCATTCGAGCACCAAAAGAAAACCGCTAGCTTTTTGACCGCCAACAACCGTGCTTTCTGCTTCTCAGAGCAGGGTACAGGTAAAACTGGTGCCGTTATCTGGGCTGCGGATTACCTAATGTCTATTGGCGATATCAAGAAAGTGCTGATCGTCTGCCCACTATCAATCATGCACTCGGCGTGGATGAACGACATATTCAGTATCGCAATCCACCGCTCAGCCGCCGTAGCTCATGGCTCGAAAGCCACTCGTAAGAAAGTACTCAACGGCGACTACGATTTTACAATCATCAACTATGACGGCGTGCCTACTGTGGTTGACGACCTCATGGGCAAGTTTGATCTGGTAGTAGCAGACGAAGCCAACTTCGTTAAGACAGCGACAACTAACCGCTGGAAGGCACTAAACAAGGTGCTGACCCCTACAACCAAGCTCTGGATGCTGACTGGTACACCTGCGGCTCAAAGCCCTGTAGACGCTTACGGACTGGCTAAGATGGCTGTACCTCAGCGAGTGCCCGCGTACTTCGGGCAGTGGCGTGACAAAGTGATGCGTCGTGTAACTCAGTTTAAGTGGATGCCTAGCCCAAGTGCTACAAAGTTAGTGAACGCTGCGCTTCAACCTGCGGTGCGCTTTACTAAGGCAGACTGCCTCGACCTACCGCCTGTGACCTACGTCACTCGTGAGATTGCCCTTACACCTCAGCAGCAGAAGTACTACAAGACTCTCAAAAAACAGATGATGATTGAGGCAGCGGGAGAGCAGATCAGTGCCGTCCACGCAGCTGCCGGTCTGAACAAGTTACTTCAGCTTTCCTGTGGCGCAGTTTATTCGGACGATGGTGAGGTTGTGCAGTTTAGCGCCAAGAACCGTCTGGACGAGGTAGTGGACGTGGTCACCGAAGCCGCGCACAAAGTCATTGTGTTTGTGCCCTTCCGCCATGCGATTGAAATAGTGACTGACCGCTTGCGTAAAGAAGGTTTCAGCACTGAGGTCATCAGCGGTGCTGTACCTATGAAGCAGCGCACCAAGATATTTAAAGACTTTCAGGGTGAAGATAACCCACGGGTGTTAGTTATTCAGCCCCAATCAGCTGCGCACGGCGTCACTCTAACTGCGGCAGATACTATCGTGTGGTTCGGACCGATAGCCTCAGTCGAAACATGGCTGCAAGCCAATGAGCGTATCAACCGCCCGTCGCAGAAGAACAAAATGACAATAATAAAAATATTTGGTTCAGAGGTTGAAAAACGCGTGTATAGTGCGCTAGAATCAAAGGAAGCCAATCAGAAGTCTCTTGTGGCGTTATACGAACAAGAGATACAGAATTAGGCAATAAAAAGAATTAATCTTGGAGATAATCATGGATACTGAGAAGTTAATCTCAGCATACATAAAGCTTCGTGACGCTCGTTTAGAGAACAAGCATGCGTTTGAAGAAGCCGATGCTGAGTTCGAGCGTAAGCTAGAAATGATCGAAAGCAAACTCCTCGACCTAGCCAAAGAACACGGACTAGACAGCATGAAAACTGCTTCTGGCACCGCCTTCCGCGTCGTGCGTACCCGTTACTGGGCGCCTGACTGGGAGTCGTTCTACGACTGGATTGACGAGAATACCGAAGACCCCTACGCGTTATTGGAGAAACGCATCCACCAGAGTAACTTCAAACAGTTCATGGAAGAGCACCCAGACGTTGCGCCGCCTGTTAACGCTGACAGCCGTTACTCAATCACAGTACGACGGAGTAGTAAGTTGTGAACGAAAAAGAAGATATTGAATTGATGACCATAAAGGAAGCCTGCTCCTTTATGCGTATGTCTCGCTCTAAGCTAGATAAATTGCGCAACGATGGCGCAATTCCGTTTATCAAGCTAGGCAAAAAAGTCCTGTTTAAAAAGGGCACACTTGTGGATTACCTCCACGACAACCAATACATGTATGAAAGCAAGGAGACAAACTAATGTCTAACGATCTAATGATTGGCGGTGAAGCACCGTCGTATTTGGCTAACGTAGAGAAGTCATCTCTCGCTAAGAACTTTGGCGGCAGCTCTGACGGCTTGAAGCGCATCAGCTTCAAGGGCGGTGTATTCCGCATGATGGTTGGCTCGAAAGAAGTTGCGAAAAACGATGACCGTACCATGAATATGGTAGTCGTAGCTTCGGCTCAAGGCGTAGCGCGCACTTACTACGCTGATGCTTACAAGGATGGTGTAGTTGTTGCACCTTCTTGTTGGTCTGATGATGGCACTTCGCCTAGCAGCAACTGTGAAAACCCACAGGCTAGCTCATGCGCGGACTGCCCACAAAACGTGGCAGGCTCTGGTCAAGGTAATAGCCGTGCCTGCCGCTACTCTATGCGCCTAGCAGTGGTCCTAGAGGGCGATATTAAAGGTGATGTGTATGGTGTGACGCTACCTGCTACATCAATCTTTGGTAAGTCAGATGACGCAAGTGCTCCGTTTATTGCGTACATCGAACGCCTAGTCGCCCGCGACGTAGACCCTGCGACTGTTGTTACTGAGTTTAAGTTTGACACAAGCTCTCCGGTTCCAAAGTTGCTGTTCAAACCAGTTCGTTATTTGAATGAAGCTGAGTACAACACCGCTAAAGCGCAGGGTGAGTCACCCTCTGCCAAGGCGCACACCTCTGACCGCAAGTTCAGCATGAACGAAGAAGTACCGTTCGAGAAGAAAGCTGCACCTGCTGAAGAAACAGAAGAAGCTGCACCAAAGAAAGTAGCTAAGAAGAAGGCTGAGCCAGTATCAGAAGATGCTGATTTAGCAGCCCTCGTAGATGAGTGGGGCGACGATTAATCGTTAATCCCTCTTGTCCACCAGATTGGTCTGGTGGTACTGTCGACCCCCTACCCTCTGTGTAGGGGGTTGCCCTAAAGCTTGGAACCACACATGCACGAAACTACAAAATTTCTAAGTGCTGTATTGCCGCAAACTGGAATTTACTGCGTAGTAGGTATCAAAGGGAAAAAAGTAGAGCAAAAATTTGTAGAAGACTTCGACGCTGTAATAGCGACAGCTGAAGAGTTAGTAGCCACACAAACCGAAGCATACTTTGCTTTAGCTTCTTATGAGGATGGAAGCACACGACGGACACAGGATAAAACCGCCGCCGTAAAAGCATTCTGGTTAGATATCGACTGCGGAGAAGGTAAGCCGTACAGCAATCAACAAGAAGGGTTAGAAGCCCTCAAAGAGTTTAAAAATAAACTTAATTTACCAAGCCCGACAGTCGTTGACTCGGGTTACGGACTACACGTTTATTGGGCACTATCCGAAGAGGTTGCGCCTGATGAATGGGAGCCTGTAGCCAAGCGATTGAAGATGGCTTGTGCCATGCTGAAACTGCAAGCTGACCCTGCGGTCACTTCGGATTTAGCACGCATACTGCGTATACCTAACACTAAGAACTTTAAACGCGGCGAAGAACGTGACGTTGTTATCGCGCGTATGGGTGAGCCTATAACGCTTGACGTTATGGTCGATGCTTTCGATAAAGCAGGTGTTAACAAGCCAGTAGAGCGTAAGCCAAAGCGCAGCATTAAAGACATGAGTCCGTTAGCCCAAGCTTTGATGGCTAACAAACAGTCGCGCTTTTCAACCATTGCCAAAAAGTCAATTAACGGAACTGGCTGTAACTTTTTGCGCTCAGTAATAGTCGATCAGGCGAACACAGAAGAACCAATGTGGCGTGCCGGTCTATCGATTGCTTGGGCGTGCGTGGACGGCGACAAAGCTATCCATACAATGTCGAAGAAGCACCCTGACTACACTGAAGCCAACACTATTGAGAAGGCTAGTCAGACAAAAGGTCCTTACGGGTGTGAGGCAATACGTGAGCTAACGCCGGAAATATGTGCCGACTGCAAGCTCAACATAACTAACCCTATCCAACTAGGCTCTGAAGTGCTGCGTTCGGATAGCTTCCCAACCGAAGAAGAACTGGCTGCTGAGGAAGAGGCAGAAGCTGCGGTAGTGCCTAAAGCTACCACTAGTATTAGCATTCCTCGCCCATACTTCCGAGGTAAGAATGGCGGTATCTATAAAGAAGCACCGCCAAACGAAGAGGACGGTCCACAGCTTATCTATGAGCATGACCTGTACGCGTCGGTTCGTTTGAACGACCCAGAGTGCGGTGAATGTATTGTGTTTCACCTAAAACTGCCACACGACCGCGAACGCGTGTTCTCAATATCGGTGCCTGAATTGAATAGCTTAGACTCATTCAAGAAGGTATTCGGCAAACAAGGTGTATTAATCGGACGACAGAGGGCGAACCATCTCATGGACTATGCAATTCGTTACGCAAATGAACTACAACAAGCGCAGCACGCTAAAGAAGCTCGCTTACAGTTCGGTTGGAACTCAGACAATACTGAGTTTGCAGTCGGACGCCGCGTGTATAAGAAAGGTCGCGGCAACACTGTGTCAGTGGAAGTTAACTATCCATCTAGCACAACCAACAACCTTATTAACTACTTCGAGCCTAAAGGCGACCTAGAGACTTGGAAGAAGATATTTAACACTATCAACGTGCCGGGTCTTGAGCCATTGCAGATCATGGCACTAGCAGGTTTTGCTTCTCCGCTAATGAAGTTTACAGGTGTAGCCGGTGGCTATTTGAACCTAGTAAGTAACAGCTCAGGCACAGGTAAAACCACTGCCGGTCGCTTAGCATTAAGCGTATTCGGCGACCCAGAGAAGACCATGCTGCTTGAGACTGATACGGCGGCTGCACGTCAGCACCGCATGGGCGTACTGAATAGCTTGTTCGCATTCTCTGACGAGATGACAAACATTCCGGTAGAGCAGTTGTCGATGGAGATTTACGGCGCGTCACAAGGTCGTGGTCGTAATCGCATGAACGCATCGTCTAACACTGAACGTGACAACTCAGCTACATGGCACAACATACTCGGCGCTAGTTCCAACTCGTCAATGGTAGATAAGCTAGCTAAGCACAAAGCACGTGCTGATGGTGAGCTGATGCGTCTACTTGAGATATCCGTGCAGCGTGTAAACATCCCCGGCGCTGAGTTGTGGTTCGACCAACTGCAATCTAACTTTGGTATAGCGGGCGATATATGGGCACGTTGGATGGTGGGTCAATCAGAAAACTTGTTTGAGCTAGTAGATAAGTACCGCACGCGTCTGACTAACGTCTATGGTCGTCAACCACAAGAACGTTTCTTTAACGGCTACTTTGGTTCAATTATCGCGGCGGGCTACTCAACACAAGCTCTCGACTTGCACGAGTTCAATATGCCTGCACTTGAAAAGTGGGCAGCTGAATGGGTAGTTAATCAACGTACTAAAGTTAAGACATACGTTAAGAACCCAATTGATTTGCTATCTGAGTTCATCAACCAGAACATCCGTAAGACTGTGGTTATAACCAAACCACATCAAGGAAACGGAACCCGTGCAGTAGTAGTGGAGCCGAACGGTGCAGAATGTAATGTACGTTTAGATTTGGCGGACAACTTAATGTACGTCAATCAACAACGTTTGCATGAATACTGCGTAGAGAAGCAGTTCACGTTTGATGAGTTCCTAAACGTATTATCTGATAAGGAGCATTGCGGTCCGTTCCACTGCGTATCTCGTAGTAAGAACGTAAAGATGCTGTCGCACACTCGCTTCGGTGGCAACCAGTCACAGGCTAAGTGTGTAGTGTTTGAAGTTAGTGATAAAGAATCTAAGCAGCTAGCCAAAGATGCCGAAGTGGAATCTGAAAGCGCCGATTAGTGGCATGCGGATAGGGGACAGTTTCTTTGTCCCCTGTCTAGGCTGTGAGCATCTTGAAGGACGCATTCGTTCTATAGCTGCCGACTTCGGATATAAAGTGAGTATACGCAGCACGACGGAAGACCTCATAAAAGGCATCCGTACGTGGCGTATTAGTTGAACAGCGACCCGTAGCCAACCTGAGATCGCAATTCTTTTAGTGGCATGTTCTTGAGTATTGCCTGCTCACGCTCTTCTAGCATGCGGATAGCTTGCCCTTTAAGCTCTGCGTCTAAAGAAGTTGAGCCAGTAATTATACGTTTCTGCTTACGTATGTCGCGCACTTGGTCTGCCAACTGCTTGAATGCCTCTCGCACATTGAGATTGTTTAGGTTCTTGTCGTCAGACAAGAAGTCCATCACCTTGTGCGGCTCGTTAGCTACCAACGAGTTATAGGTCTTAAACGTCTTCTCAACCTCACGGTTAGCCTCAAACAACATGTCGCGATATCCAGAGCCAAACTCTTTGTTTGCAAAGCGTGACATACCGGGCAATGTTGCGACCGCGTCTTCTATAGCGCGATCTGGTCTAGGTGCTACAGAGCTGTCGAATAAGTTAGAGAACCAAAGAACCATTGCACCTGCTGAGCCTAAGAAACCTCGTACTAGGTAGTCTAGTTTTACTGGAGATACATCAATCGCACTACCAATCGTTTTTGACAGCTCAGATGTGTATTCGTTGTACTGGTACTTAGCCTGTAACCCTGATAGGTACTGTGGAACAATATTACGCGATGTATAGAAGCTGCGGTCTAACATAACTTCTATTGCTGGCTTCAGTATCTGAGGAGTCATGTTAGGGCTGAGTATGGCGTTAGCCATGCCGTCGCGCATTGAGTTCCAGAATACACGACCGTCTTCGGTCTGAGTATCAGCCGCCATGCGGATAGAATGCTCCACAGCCATTTTAAATAGTAGGAAGAAGTCAGTACGCAACGGGAGACCATAACCGCCACCGATATGAATCATGCGATCACGTAAAGCTGGGTTCATTTCTTCGTAGTCGTCATCGCCTGAGTTAATCAGTGTGTAAAGCGCTGTAAACGCCATCACCATAGACAGGTTCTGATAAAAGACTTTACGGGTTCGCTGTGCTCGTGGAGATATACCCTCGCCAGATAGAACCTTTGATATTACGTTCTGAGACTGTAAGTATGCGTTATAGAATGGGATGTAACGCACGCCAGCTTGAACAGAAGGGTGCGAACCCTTACGACGGAAGTTAATTACCTCAAACGAACGCTCCACTGCTTCAGCTTTACTCAAACCATCTTCTAAAGACAGCTCGTATATAGCCTGACGAACAGCGTTATCTGAAGCCATCGAGAAGTCCTCGAAGAAACGCTTCAAGCGTCTACCAAGACTTTTACGGTTAGGCTCAATCTCGGCAATGTACTCTTCCATTTCTTTACGCACAGTGCTTGCGCTGTAGTCACGCACACCTGCCGCACCCATAGCTTTTAGCTGCTCGTGTGCTCGGCTGGTGCCAGTTAGAGTTGTAATAAACTGCTTAACTATGCGACCGGGCAGCTTTACAGCCTGCGAAGGCGGTAGACCAGATGTAAACATCGCGCCAACCGCGTCTTGGCTGAGCTGACCAACAGAGAAGATAGGGTTCAGTACGATTGACTGACGTAAGAAGTTAGTAAATTTAGACGCCCAACCAAGCAGTGGCATGCCAGCTGCTTCCATACTGGTGAACGCTTCTACCATCAGTGGGTCTTCCACCACGTACTGAGTAGGTTTACCTTCTACATAAACAGTAACGCGCTTATCTTTCTCTCGGCTACTAGCTTCGCGTTGCTCAGCTAGTCCCATCTTTTCAAGCGCAGTAGTAATGTTGCTAGCTGTCTTATTACGGACTGATATCGCAACGTAGTATTCTGTCCAACGAACCATGTTGTCGAACAAGTGGTTTACCGGACGGTCTGCACCTTTAAACTTCTTCAGGTCAGGCTTACCAACTAAGCTAGCTACGTATTCACGTAAACCTTCACCTTCTTGTATTTGTTCGCTGCGCTGGAATGGAACGTAAGCTGCGTTGTCCATCCAAATGTCAGCTGTCTCTTGGTCCAATGTGCCAGATGTAACCATGATATTAACCACGTTCTGACGCATGCCTTCCCAAGTGTCAGCAATGTCTTGCAACTCAGGGAACTTCTTTACAGCATCAATTGCTTTATCCATCTGCTTGTCAGTCATGTGGATAAAGCGGTCAGAATAGTGTTTACGTAGCTTTCTAGCTTTGCGCTTGTCCGCAACTGTACCTTGCTCAAGACGCTCAATAGTATTTAGAGTAGCGTTCTGACGGTTCTTGATAGCGCGTAGGCGCTTAGCTTCTAGGTACGCGTGCGCCAAAGTCTCCATCTTAGTGATAGGCACACCATGCTTTTCAGCCATATCCTGAATCTTGCGCACTAAGTTAGGGTAGTTGTTCGTGCTTGGTTCTACGCGCCACTTGTGCAGATTCTCGTCATACACAGCGTTGCCTTTCTCAAGCACCTGACTAGCTACTGCCTCAGCATGGTACGCCTGAGATGTAGAGGCACTAAGCATGGTGCCTATAATCTCCGCTTCGACGTCAGTCATCTTACGGATAGCGTCGCGTAATGCTTTTTGCACAGTGGCGTCCGCAGACAGCATGCGAGTAGCAAACTTAGTCAGCCATGAACGACCATCTTTACGTAGATCAGCCGGTGTCTTCTTGGAGCCATCCTCATTAGTGAACGGCTTCTTCATAGAAGCTATAGCGCTTTTCTTCTCAGGTTTAAATTCAGGACGCTCAGTAACGTCGAGCACGTCATCCACAAACTGGATGTTTTGTACGTCCTCTTTGTTTTTAGGTATTGTTTCTTCCTTAATCTCGATTGGCTGCTGATAGAAAGTTTCTTCTATTTCTGAGTTAGTACTCCAACTCCACGGTATAGAGTTCTCTATCTGGATGGTCTCGCCTTTAGCTAGAACTTTGCCGTCGCTATCATAAAAACGTTGGCCGATTAACGTAGCATTGCCTGAACTTGTGTACGAGTCATCCCAAGGGCCATCAGGAACCTTTTTACGTATAGTTACTGGAACTTTCTTGTAGCCTAACGACGCCAACGCAGCCATACGATGGCGGCCTTCGTGACCAGTAATATGGCCTTTCTCGTCGACTTCTAGAAACATTGGGAAGTCATCAGACATTACGTTTTCTAGCAATTCTGCTTCGTATTTTTCTGCTCGCGAATAAATATCTTCACGCTCATTAGCATCCATAACTGTAGCTCGTACAAACGCATCTGGGTCAACCCAAGCTACTCCAGCTTTAACCTTTGCATCGCGCTTGCTATAGATAAAGTCTCGGCTACGGAATAGCTTTATACGTGGCAGTAGAAGCTCGCCGTTAGGTCCGGGGGTAGGCAGCGCTATAAACTTACCTGTAGGCAGCTCCATGTTACGGCTGACTCTTACGTTTAATGTGCGATTGTCGATACCAGCTACTGGGGCTAGGTCTTTAATGTTGCCAACTAAGTCGTTGTGCGCCTGCACCAACTCATAAAACGCATTGCCTTTACGATAACCAAGTAGGTCAGCCAGTGTATCTACAAATTTGGTCCAGAGAGACTGAGGACCAACTTTCATACGAGCCAAGTAGTCTTGGAACTCAGCGTTAGCCATGCCTTCAGCTAAAAACTCCTCTATGTCCTTTAGCCCGTAGAACATCTCTGAGTCGTAGCTTGTAATAAGTTTATTGGTAGGCTGCCAAGCAGTGCCGTCAGGTGTTTTCTCGATTAGCCCGTCTTTTTGGTACTGCTTACGAGTTTGGTTAAGCACTTTCTCTAAACGTTTAATAGCGTTGATTCGTTTAGGGGTGAGTAACTTGATTATCGGCGTACCTTTGTATTTAGCTCGATTTTGGTACACGTGCACAATAGCGGAGGTTTCAGCATGCACTAACTCATGCGCAAACAAAGACGCGTCAGACATAAAGTCAGGGTTTATAGCAATTTCAATCTGAACGCCTGTGCCGTCATTTTTTATTCTAGTGTTAGTCTTACCGTGTACCCGTGTACCTTGCATTGACGGCGAAACATAAAGCTTCGTTACAAGGCCCATGTCCATAAGCTTGCGAACGTTTTTAGCTACTTCTTTGTGAAGTAAGTTATCGCTGTTCTCAAGCACGCCTAAAGCGCGGCTAAGGTCGCCAGTTATAATTGAGGTCTCTAGCTCAGGCTCTTCATAAGTACGATTGATCTTCTGCAAATCGAACTCGCCGAGTTCTTGGCGTTCAATCTTCTCAGCTTCACGACGTACGGTTTTACGTACAGTTTCATCGATCTCAGCTACGATATTTTCATCGTTAACTTCTTTGCCAGCTTTCTCTAAGCGTTGAACTAGCTTCTTACGATCTAGGGCTTTCTCTGCATCAGCACGATCTTGTTTATTAGCGCGGCGGTTACGCACGCCAGCTAAACGACTAGCAAGCTCTTTAGTAGCTAGCTCGTTATAACCTTCTAGGTCTTCAATCGCTTGGCGGATGCGTTCTTGCTCAGCCTCTCGCTCCGCTGTCGCCTTCTTTTCAGCATCGGTTACAGGCTCGTTGAGTGGAGCGCGCTCTTGAGGTGCGACTGCTGGCTCAGCTTCTTGTTCAGCTTCACTCTGCTCTTCTGTTTTCTCTTCAACCTTAGCCTCTGGCTTAGCTTCTGGCTTAGCTTCTGGCTTAACTTCTGGCTTGGCTTCAGGCTTAGCTTTAGCAGCGCCTTGGTCTTGTACGTGAGCTATTACAGCGCGTGTTAAAGCGTTTTTAGCTTCTGTAGCCTTTGCAGCTCGGTCTGCACTTGGTGGAAGTTCTGTACGGGTGCCTAGCCCGACCATAACGCCTTTACCAGACAGAAAATCCTCTACGGCGTTTAAGTGGTCTAGCAACGGCTCGCTAAGTACGCCGCCTTGGTCTTTATTTTCTTCGTAAACTTCGATGGCCTTATCGATCATGCTACGAGCAGCCTGCTCGTCACCACCTGTGACGTCAAGAAGGGCGGGGTCTAGTGGACGTTGTGGTACTCCCTCTGTTCCAACGTCTCCTCGAGCAGGTCCAGTAGCGTCTGCCAATGCACCAGTGTCAGGTGTTTGAACTCCGACGGTGGGTTCTCCGAGTTGCTCTCCAGCCACAGCCACGCCCGGCTTACTTGGCTGCATGTCAGGCACACTTCGAGAGGGCTCTCCTCCGAGATCATCTTGAGGTATATTGGGCTGTACATCTGTAGCTTCCTCCTTCGGTGTAGGAATATCAGACGGCGTAATCGGCACCTCTTCTTGAGGCGCTGTAAACTCTACTGAGTTGCCTTCATCAAAGCTTAGCGTGCTTAAATCGTACTCACGACCTTGCGCGTCACGAACGCGACCTGTAGTAGGATCGACGCTTACAACTTGAACGGCGGTCTGCCCGCCATTGATGCGTATGGTGGCGCCCATACCTTGATTCAACGCCTCGTCTATACGCTGAGCTAACTCAGTGCGGAAGCCTTGAGCATCAAACTGGTTATCCTCGTCAGTATATTTATCTTCAAGAGTACCTAAATCGTACTGGTTAGTTTCTGGCTCAACCGCAGCTTCTGGAGCAGGAGTAACTTCAGGCGCAGGCGCGATCTCAGGCTCCGCCGCAACTTCTGGCTCA